GGCCTCCGGAGCCAAAGGCCGAGCGTTCGAATCGCTCATTGCCCACCAAGAATATCAAGGGGTTGCGATGAAAATCGTGACCCCTTTCTTGTTGGGCGGTAACACAGCGGTAACGGCGAAGAGGGGTTTGCACGTCGCCTCCTTTATCGGCATGATGGGTTCCATCATGGCAAAAGACCGGATCGCATCCCGCAGATTCCCGGGCGTTTACTTCCGGGAAAGCAAGACAAAGACCCACAACGGGAAGCCTGATCGCATCTATTGGATCACTTTTCGGGATTCCCGGGGAAAACAGATGTGGGAGCGGATCGGACCCGCCTCCCAAGGGATTATCGAAGCCTACGCCGACCAAAAACTGACCGAACGAAAAAACATCATCCACCTAGGGGAGAACCCCAAGGCCACCAAACGTGCCCAGGCGGTCCTGGATAGCGTCTTTGATGCCTACATCGAATTGGCCGAACTGGAAGGAAAGCATGTCGGTCCTGAGAGGTGCCGCTACAATCGGCACCTCAAGCCAGCCTTCGGCAATGCTGGTTTGGCGGACATCACCGACGATGCGCTTACCCGGCACAAGGCCGGTTTGCTCAAGCTCATTGCTCCCGGGTCCGTAAAGCAAGTCTTCGCGCTCCTTCGCCGTGTCATCAATCACGGCCTGAAAAAGAAGTTGTGGGTCGGCACAAATCCTATCGGGCCGCAGTCGGATTTCAAGTTGCCCCAGGTCGATAACTCTGGAGAGAGATTTCTTTCCGAGGAAGAGGAAACCGCGTTGCTGGCCGAACTCGAAAAGCGGTCGCCCATGATCCGCGACATGTTCTTGCTTGCGTTGCGAACCGGGCTCAGGGCAACTGAGGTTTTCGGTATCAGGGCCAGGGACGTTGACGCGGCTACGAATACACTTTTCATTACGGCCAAGGGGGGAGCCCGGCAGTCTGTCTTTATAGATGACGAGGTGTTGGCCATCCTGGCCGGATACCGCCGCCGGCCGGAAGAGTTGATCTTCCGGCCGGCAGACGGTCAGAGACTCAAGGCAGTGTACGATGTCTTCGAGCGGGCCGTGAACGCCCTCGGCCTTAACAACGGCGTCACAGACCGCAAAAGACGCGTGTGGTTCCACACAGCGAGACACACGGCCATTTCTAGGTGGGCTCAATCCGGGAATTTCACCCTGCTGGAACTCAAAGACGCGGCGCGTCACCGCCGGATTGAAACCACGATGATCTACGCGCACCTCATACCGGGTTCGGTTCGGAGCAAGATTGAGGCTTTCGCTAAGGCCAAACAAAAAGAGCCTACCCCGCCGTTGCAACTCGTCGTTCGGAAAGCCAAGTCTCCAGGTCAGTGACGCCGTAGAGGACGTACTTGCCTGCTTTCGTGTAGCGGGGTCCACGGGCTTCCTGTCTCCACAGTTCGAGGGTACGGACGGGCAGGGCGTAGACTGTGGCAACTTCCTGGGGGCGAAGAAACTTCCGGTGCTCAAGGTTGACATCATGGGCCATGCTGTTGCCTCCTGTTCGAATTCGGGCCGGACTGTAGCACATGTGCCCATCTGGACCGGGGGTTCCCGTTTTTCGCTGGGAAGTAAGGAAAAACGATGATCTTGCATCATTTTGTATTTTTTTGACTCAAAATTAAATTTTTGCAATATTTTTAGGGCTACCAGTCAGGTTCGAATCTATCAGGACGTAATTTTGCCCGCGAACAAAAGTCTTCGTAATGCGTCATAATGTGCTTACGATATGCAACACCCGGTTCGACGATGTAAGGTGGGTCCAGGTGGCATTCACCCCACGGGCCTTCTAAACTGGAATCAACTGGTACTTCACATTCAACCCAAAACACACAGTCTTCACAATATTCGTATGGTCCTGACATGGCTATACCCCCCTTCTTTTCTGGGCGGGCCAGCATGGCAGCTTCTTCAATCTATTTGCCAATTCATCGGCATCAAAGCTCCATGCCCGAACGTCCCAACGTACAGGACCAAGACTGACGATGTATTCGCCGCTCATGTGGGAATAGGTGACTTCAAGAGCACGTCGCTTGGCGATTCCTTGCAGACGGCGAAATGCATTTGTCTTTTCCGGCGGTAAACAAGTGGAGGACTTCACTAATCGACGCATAAAACTATCTCCCATGTTTGGCCTTGGCATCCCGCCTGTCGCGTCCTCCTAACGACAAGCGGGATACCGTGGCGTTACTAAGCTACTTCAATTCACTATAAGCATCATTCATTGTGTCGTCACTGATTCGCATCAAGCGAGCAAGGCCCCACCACGATGGAGCGGTCAGCTTGATTGAGTTGCCCCGCATATCTTCCTCGGCAAAAAGGTTGAACACTTGTTCGAGGAACGCGAGAATGTTGCCGTTTTCATCAAGATTGAGGCGTGCTTCGGCGGCATTGCTGACCGTGGGGATTTCACGTAAAATCTCATTAGCCATGATCGTCCTCCATCTTAGGTCGGTTGTGGTTAGGCCGTGGGGCGTGTTCCAGCACGTTTCACGGCTGTTTTATTTCCCGGAACGGATGCGAATTTCACGCACAGTTTCAAGAACTTCATATAAACGGATAGCAAAGCTAAGGTAGTCAAGCATTTGAAAGTAATCACCTGGATAGTCAGAGAGCTTAGACCTATGAACCGTATCAGATTTTAGCTTGCCAACACTATTATATCTCCAGACGATCACCTTCGTCTCTGCTTCATCTATATTGGAGTAATCCAGGGCATCCACTTTAGATATTAACTCTTCAACAGCATCGGCGGCAGCCCTGCCAATCGCGGCAGCTTGAGACGAACTTACGTCCTCAAGTGTCAGGTAAGCCATGATGTCTATGACAAGGGCTTCCGAGAAGCTAAACAGCCGGTGAACTCCCCTTCCTGGGGCAGTGTCATTTACGTCAAGAACTCCTCGACGTATCCACATGCCCAACATAAGAGGGCGAAGATTTGTCACTGCATTGGACAAGTCGCCTCTTGTGTAGCGTGGTTCTTTCGGATTCATATATTTACCCCAAGAATATCAATGTTATCCACCTGTTGTCTAAAAAATGGCCGAACTCTCCGGCCACGTTTTGAAGAATAACAAAGTTATCGTACCCCGTCAAGGGTTTTGGCCCGGCCCGCAGAATAAATTTCAAACCACGGCCGGGAGAACATACGCGTCCAGTAGCCGGTCAACGTGATCCAGCCGAAAAACCTTGCCGTCCACGTAGGCTTCCCGATTGTCGTACAACGTGGCCACCTGAACCAACTGCCAGATTCGCGCCTGCTCCGGGTAGCCGTCTGGCCAGTCCTCCAGCGTCATCCCCCGGTTGCACCGCGATTCGGCCGCCTCCCTGGCGGCGACGATTAGCGCCTGTATCAAGGAATCCTCGACGGTGTTGTCTACCCTGCAAAATAGTTTTGCATCGGCAAGTGTGAGTGGTTCCATTTCATAAACCCCCGATTTTGTTCCTGACATCAGAGTTTTTGAGGTCAGGTTTCGTACCCGTAAAAGACACGGGTTTGAACAAATTCAATATGTTGGGATTGCGCCATTACCCGCAATGGCGCACATCCCCGCGCCCATGGGGGCTACTGATCGACTGATCTGCTCACTTGATCTGCTCAGGTGATCTGATCGACTGATCTGATCGACTGATCTGCTCAGGTGATCTGATTGATCTGCTCACCGCACATCCCCGCGCCCATGGGGGCTACCCTTCGGCACCAGGGGTATTGATCGGTGACACCCCCCCCGCAGGCATCGCCGGTAAATTTTCCCATTGCCTGACTTCATCAACCGATAAAAATCCGGCTTGAAGGCCCACCTGGTAGGACTCGTACCTTTCCTTGACCCCGCCCTTGAGCAATCCAGACGCGTCATGCTCGAAATAATAGCCGGTTTCCCGTTCCCCTTCCGTGAGCAACTGCAAATTCATTCTTTCTTCAATGCGTTTAAGCCACGGCGACAAGGTTAAGTTCAGGAACTCTGAACCTAATTCCGCGATGTTGTTGTAGCTCATCTTGTCCAGGTGGCCAGCGATATGCGGCGGAATCCTGTACGCTCTCAAAATATCCTCAAGGTTGAACTTGCGTGACTCAAGCATTTGTGCATCTTCATTAGTAAGGCCAATAGCCTGCCAAGTCATGCCTTCTTCAAGAACAATAGTCTTGCCCCGATTCACAGAGCCGCTATAAAGTCCGTCCCATTGTTCCCGAAGTCGTTGCCCAGCGTCTGGGGTAAGGCGTTCGGGATGTGTCAGAACTCCAGAAGGCCGCGCCGCATTGGCGAAGAACTTGTTAGAATACTGCTCAAGCGCCTGGGACGCACCAATGGTTTCCCGAAGCGTAGAGATAGGGGAAAGGCCCATGATGCCATCCGTGGACAGACCTTTGAGGTGAAGAACTTCCTCCTGGTCATAGAGGAAGGTCCGGCCCTTTTCGTCGGAATAGCGGTACTGGATCACCGTCCCGTCCACGATCACCTGGACCCTGGCCGGATGCAGGGGCCAGACCCCGGCCACGACACCGTCGTGCCTTTCGATGAAGGCAAATGCGTTGCCCCTCATCGCCACACAAGCCGTAAGGAACTCCCTGGCTTCGAGGCTGGTCTGGTAGGAGTTTGGGCTGAATCTGAAAAGACGGTGAAGGGGATGGTCGGTTGCCTGCTCCCGGTCGCCATTGGCGGCGCGGCGGTAAATGTGCAAGGGCATGGAGCCGATGCTTTCGGCCAGGACGCGAACACAGACGAAAACGGCGGGCAAGGCGAGGGAGCCGTCCATGGTTACCGTCTGCCCCGTGGCCGTGGGCAAACCCAGGCCGAAATCTGACAACTGGTCGAAGCTGCGCTGTTTACGGCGGAATATATCGAAAAAACCCATAATTCTCTCCTGTGCTCCCGAGCGGGAAAATTTTCCTTTTCGGGGTAATTTTGACCCCGAGAGCGCAAATTTGCGCTCTCGGGTAACTGGAACAGCTTGTTCCAGTTTAGGCCGGAATGATTCCGGTGATCATGGCAAAGTGATTCGGCCTGGCCACGGCGATGTCGGCGCGGAGGTAACACCGGATCGCAACCAGCATCTTGGAGAAGGCATCGGCCCCGGCAACGCGGCTGGCCTCAAGCGTCAAGCCCGTCCGCATCCCCACAAGCAAGTTGTTCCATTCGCCCGTAAAGGCCACCGAGGCGTTGCTGGCCGTGCCGTGGGTCTGATTCACCGGGATCTGATTCGAGGTCAGCTTCGTGGCCGAAGCGTAGCCGGCGGGAGCGACCAGGGGCTGGTTGGTCGTATCCTTGAGCAAGGCCAGGGCCGTGGCCGTCCGGGGCGCGTAGACGATGGCACCGGGCACGGCGTTGACGTTCAAGAGCTTGCCCTGGGCGTTGATGAAGGGGTCAAAGTTCGTAAAGGCCGCTCCGGCGGTCGCCCCCATGTCCACGGTCTGGACCCCGGAGGTGCCGTAGAGCCCAAGCGGTTCCGGGCTGGTGCCGCTGCCGAAGAGAGCCACCCGGTCAAGCTCCAGAGCAAGCGCCTGGGCAATCGAAGCCTCGATCAACCCTTGGACGTTGCCAGCGTCTTCAAGCAATTCCACGGATACCGTGACCAGAGCGGCTAAGACCTTCGCGGTCATGGTCATGGACTCGAAAGCCATGTCACTGGCAGTGATCGCCGTGCCTTCGGCACGCCAGTAGGCCGTGACATCCTGGGTCGTTTTGCAGAGCTTCAAGGTCGAGGAAGTCATCGGAATCGTGCTGGCACCAGCCTGCATGACCACGGCCTTGTTACGGGCGAGGTCCAGGACACTGGCGCTCATCGGTTCCGGCACCAGGATTCCGCCAAGGCCGCTGGTTCCCTCCACCATAACCGCACGTTCGGCCTTAGCCTGGGACCAGTCATTCAGCACAAGGGCGCGAATGGCGCGGCCAAGGGAAAGCTCGTCGGCGCGGATGCCTTCCGGCAGGGAGCGGGAAGCGACGTCGGCCAGCTTGTCGCCGGGGGCCAGGACACGAACTTCCCCTTCACGGATCGCAGGCGCGGCGGCCGGGCCTGCGATGCCGGGCACCTTGTCCGTGGGGCCACGGCGTTTGGCCAAGTCGTCGAGGACGGCCAGCCGGGCGTCGAGGTCGGCAAGCTCGGCACGCTTGGCGGCCATGGCCTCGGCATCGCTGCCGCTGGTGGCAAGGGTTTCCAGTTCTTCCATGGCCCGCTTCTGGGCCTGCATGATGTCATTACGATCCATAGTCTTTCCCTCCAGGGAATGGTTAGGGTTGAAGGAACGTCCAACGCCCACAGAAGGGTCCGCTGGAACAGACACAAGGCTGGCTTCATAAGGTTGCCAGCGGGTTACTTTGTACGAATCTCCACCGCGTTCGGTCTTTTGCACCAAGTAGCCGATGCTGATTGACCGTAAAATTCCGGCCTTAACGTCGGCCAATGCTTCTCTTGCCTTTTGAGATTCACCGAAGCGAAGGCTTCCTCGCAGTTTTCCGCCTTCAATCTTGATGTTTTCCACAATACCAACAGGCAAATCCCTGGTGTCGTGGCTTGCCAGAAGTGGCAACGGAGCCAGCGAAAGATCGACGGCGCTTTCGTTGTGAAGCAAAATTTCCTTTCCACGTACCCGTTCAACGGGGTATTCACTGGAAAGGCTCGCTTCCACAACATTGTCGCCGGCTTCTCGGACTTCACCGATTCCAAAGTTTCGTTGCATCTTGTCCATTTCAACTCCTATACAGTTATAAAAAAAGCGGACCGACTGCCTGTTATGGCTGCCGGTCCGCTAGGGACGCTCAAGGGCGTTGTGTCGCTAGAGCGATTTACAGAGCAAAGAAGCCTCGCTCCTTATAGACGCTTGGTGGTTTTACTGGTTGTCGTGCAGCTAGCCCTACGGCCATAGCAAGCGCCTGGGCACAGTCAATGCGTTGCGATGCACGGGCTTTGTCAAACTTCCGGTTGCCTGCTGGATCGACAGAAACCACGACGTTGGAAATGCACCACGTCAGGACAGGATTGCCACCGTGGTTCAATCGGTGTTCTAAAATTTCCTCTTCCAGCTTCTCAATGCACGGGCTCATGTCCTTGTAGCCTTGCCCGCATGGTTCCAGGGGCGCTACGATACCATCATCCGCCATAAGTTTTTGTAGGACAGCCATGCCCCATCGGTCAAAAGCGATGCCTTGGACATCATATATGGCGCAGACTTCGGCTAGCTTTCTAGCCACGGCCATACGATCAACACACTTTCCGGGGAAGACTTCGATGCAACCGGCTTGCTTCCATTGATGATAAGGGGCGCGATCAAGCCGCTCCCGCTCAAAAAGGGAAGGTTCGGCTGGCATCCATGTCCAGCACAAAACAGACCCGTCATGTGGAAAGTAGAGCGTCAAGCAGGTCAAATCCTTTGTGGCGGACAAGTCCAAGCCTCCGTAGCAAGGCATTCCAGCAAGGGCGTCGGGATTGACGACACCCTGGCAGGCTCGCCAATCAACGGAGCTGACAAAGCGTGCGGTTCCGTCCACTCGCTGGTTCAAGTACAGGTTTCTGAAAACCGCCTCCCGGGCTGGTATGCGTTTTGCCTGCTCGGCACTCGTCCGCATCTCGTCGAGGCTACGGAAATCCCCAAGAGCTGGGTTACAGGCGTGCCACACTGCCTCATCCCAGGGGTCGGCATCATCGGGCGCGGCGTAGATGGTGGCGTGGAAGGTCGGGTCTTTAATCTCTCCGGTAAGAACCTTCTGCCCGTAGTCCACCAATTCGGACATTATGTGCTTGGGGTCCGATGTCTGCGTGGATATGACTATGGCCAAGGGTTCGGCCCTGGCCGCCGTACTGGTGGTTAAAACGTCATAAAGTTCCCGGTTCGGAGCCTGGGCAAGCTCGTCGTAAACGACAAAGGAAGCGGAAAAACCGTGTTTCGTTTTTGCATCGGAGGATAGCGCCTGATAGACGGAGCCGGTTTCCTTATCTTCCATTATCTTGGCGAATCGCTGGATATTCACACGATCGGCAAATTCAGGAATAGCGTTTATGATGGCCTCCATCTCCCGGAATATGATTGCCGCTTGATTCTTATCTGCGGCGGCGCTATATACTTGGCCACGTGGTTCGGCTTCCGGACCAAGTAGATGGGCGAGTGCCAGGGCGGCGGCCAGGGCGGTCTTGCCTCCCTTGCGAGGCATTGTTATAAGGGCAGTACGAACATGGCGCTTGCCTTTTCCGTCCACTGCGTATATGCTTTCTACAATAGCCCGCTGCCATGGACGTAGGACCATCTTCTGGCCCGCCAGTGCCCCTGAAGTAATAGGCAGCGATTCAACAAAAGCAATCACCCTCTCAGCACGAGACAAGCCTCTCCGGGACCATAGAGTGGCCTTCTTCCGTTTCGGTTTGACCGCCTGATCGGTCGATTTCTTCGACGCTCTCGCGCCGGGACCACGCATTCCCATAACTAACTCTCTACGCAATGGCGCACTCGGTCCAGGGCGGCGAGGCTGGTCTGATTTTTACGCTCGTCGTGGAAGCCGCCGTAGCCGTCCTGGCCGCAACCTTGAGCCATAAATTCGGCGGCCGTCATGTCCCGCTTACTGTAGTTGCAATTGGCGCAGGCGGGCGCGAGGTTGTCCATGGACCAGAAGTCCCCGCCCCGGGTCACGGGCACGATATGATCCACAGTCGTGGCCGCTTCTGGCCTGCCACGGGCAGCGCAGTAGGCGCAAAGCGGATCACGGCGCAGGACGGCGGCGCGGAGCTTCTGCCACCTGCCAGTTTTATATCTTTGGTCATCCATCGGCGCGTCCCTAAGCCCTATGGGGAATAGAATCCCAAGATTCTATTCCCCCTTTAGGGGCAGATTTTCGGATTCTGGATTCTATCCACAACAATATGAAATCATTAACAATAATAGAATCCGAAGAGTCTCCGGATTCTATCCGTCTCGGGATTTTATTATCTGCAATTATTTCATGTAGATAATAGAATCCCGTTCCTTTTCGGATTCTATCGGATTCAATCCTTCGGCTTCTATTCCGGCTTCTATTCATGCTTCTTCATCCTCGGGCGTGACGTCCCCCATGGCCAGATACTCGGATGGCTTGCGTCCCTGAGTCTCGGTCACCAGCTTCAACGCGCCGTCGCTGACCATGACCTTGGCCAGACCCTCCAGCTTGTCCCTGGTCGCACCGTCTTCCTTCCACTCAGAAGCAAACGTCCTGGCCAACGTCGTGATGCTGATTCGCTTCTCACCGGCTTCCTCTTTGCGCCTGACCTCTTCGATGATCCGCTTCCGCAGTACCGCGTTCGTGGACAT